CCACAACTTGGTAAAACGTCAGCTCATCCAAAGCGCTACCCAATCTGGAAGCAGTGTTTTGGATGTTGGCTGTGGCTTTGGTGGTGACTTGCAAAAGTGGACTCATGCGGGTGTCCGAACACTTGATATGTGCGATCCAAGCGCCGAGGCTCTGGTTGAAGCCAGATCTCGTGCGTCAAAAATGAAGATTGTTCCCAACTTTTTTCACGGGGACATACTTGTGTGCCCCACAAACAAAAAATACGACATAATTTGCTACAACTTTTCACTTCATTACATTTTCGAGAGTTACCGTCTCTTCAAAAATAGTATTCGTGCAATCAAGGACCGTTTACGCACCGGCGGAAAACTCATAGGGGTCATACCAGATTCTGAGTCTATTCTCATGAAAACACCCTTCAGTGACCCTCTCGGAAATTACATGCTTCGAAAAGATGACACTGGCTACGGAAACTTTGGTGAAAAACTTTTTGTGAATTTGGCTGATACCCCATTTTACGCAGATGGTCCCAAGTCTGAACCCATCGCCTACAAGGATCTTCTCATCACTGAACTTTGGGAACAAGGGATCGAACTCCAAGAGTGGAAACCTCTCACAGGAAATCCACTTTCAAAAATGTACTCGCAGTTTATTTTTGTTCGCACATAATAATGAAAACAGCGGTACTTGTGACCCTCTTAGCCCTACTTTGTGTGTTTCTCATCTGGAGAACCAATGAACCCAGGATTCTCACAGATGTGAAACGCAGGTACAACACCTTACGTTCATATTTAAAGAACAACAAGTCGAGTGTACCCGAAAAGTTTCACGTGTTGTGTAATCCCATTGTATTAACAGGTCGCGAAGCGGGTGATCTCGGGTACAACTCCAACAAGGGGTACGAGATTGGTCTGTGTCTCGACGGAAGTCCCAATGATGTCTTTCATGTGTTGCTCCACGAGTTGAGTCACTCGACTGTTGAAGAATATGATCATTCTGAACAATTTTGGAAAAACTTTTCAGAACTTAGGGATATGTGTGTCAACTTGGGTATATACGAACGCATACCACAGCGTAAATCATTTTGCGGGCAGTTTATACAGGATTAGAAATCGAGTGCAGCGGAGCCATGAGCTCCGCGAATGAGAACTCCATAAAAAAGTATTCGTATACTCTAAATGCAAACATCTTGGGGACAACTCTTTATCGGTGTTCTTCTGTGGACGCTCGCTATGTTGATGCCGGTTCTTATTTCGTATTTTCAGACAACAAACACAGTGGTTTCTCTGTTTTTGTTGACGACATTGTACCCGACGCTTCTTTCGCATCTTTGCCGATACGGAAGCTTTTGGATTTCGTACCAGGTCCTCATGGCAGCCTCGGCTATTTCCCTGGCTATTTCACTCTTTTTGATTTATGTGTTGAAGACGAAGAATCAGACAGTACTCAATGTTGTACCGCTGTCTGTTTTCATCCTTGCACTCGGTCTCCTTTCAACCAAATTTGACATGTACGGAACAAACGTGACTAGTCCTTGACCACAAAGCGGCGACCAAAGTAAAAAATGACAGCGGCTAAGAGAGCCGTGACGAGCGTTCCAACTATAGAACGCTTACCAGCCTCATCAAGAAACTTGGGAATCATGGTGGAAAGTTTGTCCTGAGCAAAACCTGAAAAGGCGAGAAGTGCAACAACGCCTGCGAGAAGAGCCTCCATCTGCTCATCTGTAAGGTTCATTGGGTTCTTGCTAGCAACAACGGGCTTTTGCGGCTGCTGCTGGTATCCCTGAGGAATGGGAATCTGTTGGTTGACAAACATGGGCTGCTGTGCCATCATATAACGAGGGTCGGGACCTCCGCCAGCTGGTCCGAGTATGTCTTCACCGGGCATAATATCGCTGATAGGTGTCGAGTCCATTCCTTTGGATATACTTTTATTTTTTTCAGGCGCATTTGGCGGAGTTGCCATCGGAACGTTGGGTTGGTACACCAAACTTTGTTGGGGATTAGTCTGCGCCGGTGGAGGAGGTTTTGAAGATGGAGGGTTTGCTGGAAACAAGGGTGTCATTCCACCATCAGACTCGTTCAGATTCATTGTACTGATTCCGTCCATTAACAATTATCAAGTTTTTATCAAATAAAAGTAAGCGCAGTCTTTGAGAATTTATAGACCCTATTTGATTTGTTGAGGTTATTACGAGACATCAGGTACACATTGTTCAACTCATTGTTTCGAATCTTGGAAGTTTTAAAAGTTTTGACAACATTGTTAAAAGTTGAGTTCAAAGGAAGTATGTACCCGTGGTAATGGTTTGTCACATTGAGACCTCTTCTAAGGTTCTTGTTTTTATAATTTTCTCTATTTGCATTTGGAAAGTAAAATGAATGTATCAATTTATTTCTGGTAACAACGATACCAGTCTCTTCTGCAAGTTCGCGACGGGCGCAGTTACGACGATTCTCCCCCTTTTTGCATCCGCCACCTGGAAAGGTTAAATTCTTTTTTCCAGTTGTGGGATTCACCTTGGCGTACTGAAAGATGACAAAGTGATTTCCAATCTTTGGAACGACAAGAGATTTATTTCGGTTTTCTTTTTGAAGAATCTTACTTGTGGCATTCTTACATGTTTGAACATAGTTTTTTCTCATATGAGGCGGGACATACGGCATTTATAATTACTCATCTTTTTTTCACAACTGTGACACTTGGAAGCGCCTTCTTTTTCTGTTCGGCTCGTTGTGTTGGTTCCAAGTCGTGTCTCGGGTTGTAATTCTTTTGGTGGTACGCCCACAGAGCTGGCGAACCTATGCGAAAGTTTGAGTGAAGTTTCGCCTTGTACCAGAAAACGCAATCCTCAATCTTGTTGCTTCGAGAAGTGTTATCAAGAACGAGACACTCAAAGTTTTCGGTACAAGAGTTCATGACTTGATTGAACATTTCAAAACTTGGAAAAATTCCAAAAAAGTTTTTGTAAATCTTTTCACGATTCTGTAAAATGTTTTCACGAAGTACAAAGACATAATCAATATTGGCTCGAAGATCTGGAGTCAAGTCCATACAGTATTGCATCGTCAACATAAAAAAAATTTTCCAGTGCCTCCCATTCATGAAACATTGTCGAATACAAACATCCTTCATAAACTTTCGGTCATACATACAGTCATCCAGCAGCATGAACGCTCCGCAGTTTGTTTTCCCTTGACTGACGAGTGTTTTTTGTCGAGCCAGGACCCGTTCAATCGCCTCACGGTCGTAGTCACCATAAATGAACAAGTCTGGAACAAACGTTTTGTAATGATGATTTCCGTCTTCTGTCGCTGACATGACTATACCGGCTGGAAGATGTCTCTTGTGATACAAGATGTCAGTAACCAAAACAGATTTACCAGTATTTCTTTTTCCAATAAAGACACAAATCTTGTCATCCGCCATATTTGCTGGATTAAACTTTCTGAGTTGAAGTTTGCTCATCACTGTAGTTTACAAAGGATTTTAGTTTTCTATTTTTTCACATGATGTCATTTCAATTTGATTGTTATCAAGTACCATTGGTTCCACTGGTTCTGTTACCGTCTCGGGTACTGTCTCGGGGGCTTTCTCAGGTTCGGGTTCCACTTGTAGACAACCAAAGCAGTACTTGATCATTTGTATAGAACGAATGTTTTAATATCAGGAGCATTGAAAGGGGTTTAAACTTTATATTGTATACTATTAGTAATGTCAAGTGGACGTGTACAGCTTGCAGCTGTTGGTATACAAGACCAATTTTTAACTGGAAGTCCGGATGTGACATACTTTATAAAAAAGTTTAACCGTCACACAAAATTTGCCCTTGAAATTTTGAACACAACATTTTTTCAGACGAATATTGATTTTGGAAGTTGGGTCAACACAATAATTCCCAGAAATGGTCAGCTTATACGAACAATATATGTTCGTTTGGTTCTGCCACCTCTCACAGTTGGAGGATACACAAACTCGATTGGAAACGCCATTATTGAGCACGCTGATTTAGTGATTGGTGGTCAAACTATAGAGCGAATAAATGGCGAATACATGCAAATCTACGATCAATCCTTTATAAGTGGTTCCCAACAAGAATCACTCACGTATATGGTTGGTTCAACTCCGGAAGGACTTTATGGTTTGGGACCGGCGGCTGAATTTGGAAGTGGTGCAACAAACCTTCCATATGGTTGGTATCCAAGAACGTTTATTGTTCCACTCACATTTTACTTTTTCAGGAGCGAGGCTCTTGCAATTCCATTGTGTGCACTAACAAGACAAGAAGTTGAGATCAGGATAAAGTTTCGTCCACTTGAACAACTTATTGCCGGTGGGTACGTAACAAGTGATGTAGTAACAACAACTGGTATAACATGGACTGGTACAACTACACCAGCAAGTGTTGTCGATAAACCTTTATCGACTGTTACGTGGTTACCCTATTCATATGCGTTTGCATGCATTCCACAGTCTTCAACATCAAATGTATACTATTATGATATTTCTGGAAAGTCATTTTATAATTTATCAAATTTGTTACCACTTAATCTTGGAACTATCCAGTGTATCGCCCAAAATAACACAGGTGGAACACTCATATTGACCAAAAACACTGGTTCAACTGGAAACACGGCTGCCTTATCAACTTTTGGTCCAACTGGAATTTTTAAAGTCATTACAAGTAGTCAATATGTGTACAACTATTTAGCAGTTGCAAGTGACGGAACAAACTTTTTGGCAATTATGAAAGATTTGGGACTCTTGTACAACCTTGTCAGTTTTAAGAGACCAACATTTCAAATAAATATTGAATATGTTACAGTGAATCAGTATGTGAGTATAACGTGGTCTCCAGCTCTTGAAGCCTATTTGATAGGAGACTCGTCTGGTGATATGTATACGTACCGTCTAGGTGATGGTTCTGTGAAACAAATTGTTGGTTTCAAGGGACCCTATTCAGCTTATTCTCCAACATACGGACAAGTGTACAATAATTCACCAGTTGTATGTTCAAATACAGTTATTTCAAATGTGTATTCGTATTCGCTTGATGGAGGTGATACATGGATACCATCGGTTCCAGCTGGTACAACTTCAATAGCCTATAGCCCTTCATTTGATATATTCTTTACACTTCAGCCTGCTGTTAATAGCTACTACATTGGTACTCCAGTGAATATAGTCACACCTACTTTACCAGCAGTTGTTCCAGGGTATCAATTTCAAGCCAGTCTTCCAGTCGAGTATGTCTTCTTAGCAGATGAAGAGGTTCAGTACATTCAAAGCGGTAAGATTGATTACGTCATTACACAGCTTCAAATGGCTTCAGTGGTGATACCCGGTGGTGTAACTGAATTATCCGGATATCGAACCTATTTTATCAATCCAACCAAGGAGATGTTTATAACAATACAAGATTCAAATGTTTTAGCAATTAATGATTATTACAATTACTTTAATACCTCTCAGCCAATTGTTCGATTTAGAGATTATCTGAATACACTATCTGGTACCCAACAACTTGTCAATCTCGAATTGCAGTTCAATGGTGAGGACATCATTTCTCCAACAGTTGCAGACAGTTTATATCTCGGAAAGGTTCAGTTTCTCAACAATCATACGAGACTTCCAACAAATATGGCAATTTACAACTATAGTTTTTCCATTGATCCCGAAAACTATTTACCAACGGGGCAAGTGAACATGAGTCGTATCGCCAATCAAAATTTTTGGATCAACTTTACACCCAATCCAACTATACGAAATGTAAATATTTACACCAAGTCGTACAATATACTACGGGTCCAGAATGGACTCGCGGGAGTTTTGTTTATGGATAATAATTTCATAAAGTAAATGGATGAAAATTTTATAAAAGTGTGTACAGATCTTCTGCAGCCCGTTATCGAGGGCGGAATGATACTTGCAGGACACTACACCAAAGGGTGTGGTCGAAGCACACTCACAGCGGAGGATGTTCGATACGCCTTGCGATATGCGGTTCGTAATTACACTGGAAAACATGTTGGAACTCTTTTTCCAGAAGATGGGGACTCCGACGAAAGCGATGAGAGTGATATAGAATGTGTAGACGAAGAAGACGAGCCATTTACGAGGTACTCTGGCGACGATCAGTTGCTCAACGATATTAATCAGGCGAACGACACGTGGGAAACTTGGATTCCTGAAAGTCCCTTAGAGATTATGCTTAAAGATTCTATAGATAAAACGTATTAGATGAACTTTAAAAAGTTTCGAGACATTGGTGATTCCGAACCCAGGGCGTGGAATCCATCAGTAGGGACCCGCTTCAACCCAGATGACGACGAGGATGACAATGAGATACCAGTACCGTATGAAGACTCTGATGTAGAAGAGGAGGAAGAGGAAGTAGATGATGAAGAGATACTCGAAGAAAATGAAACCGAGACAGAGACGGAGAGTGTGGGTAGTGTTACAAGTGGTCCAGTAAAACGATTGGTTCGACGCAACTTGGTGTCAGCTGCTGTGTGTGTCGTTTTACAGGAGGAACTTGATTTCAAAGATGAATGATCCCGATAATAATTTTCTTGTAAAATATAAAATGAGCGCAATCCTTGGAACTTTCGAATCTCAGTCCCTCAATTCTATTGTTGCTGGTTTTAGCTTTGCATCAGCGATTGCCTGGATGGATGTTGTCCGATGGATCATCGCCAACCTCATCAAAGTGAACAAGTCCAGTGGAGCTTTCACAGTTCTTGCCGCTGTTCTCACAACGCTCCTTTCCATTGTTGTGTACATGCTCCTAAGCAAGGTGTCACCCAAGGTTCAGCAGCCCCAGTCTCCAATCTACGCCATTACTCGTTAAGCAATAGAACGAGCCAGGGGATTATTTGCGAGTTGCCTCTTTGCGACATTCAAGTCGAGGCATGCTGCATTTCCTTTGTAGGCGTTAAAGTTGTAATACTTGGCGTCTACATACCTGTATCCCTGTTCTCCATTCATTCCACCAAAATAATTATCAGTCCTCTTGTCGCTATCAGACCGAACAGCGGTCAACATACCGCCTTGATTGAGCGGACCTGCACGAACGTTCATCCTTCCTGCATTTCCTGGTCGATCCGGCTTTGCGCGCTTATCATCAACGCGAATACCATATTGCTCAAGTTCAGCATCAGTGTACCCGTATGACGGGGTTCCGTACTTGTTCCCCATTCGTACAGACGGCTCATTTGTGTAGCCACCCACAAAGCTGTGAATGCCAGGCTGAGGGTTATTCGTGTGACCATATTCAAGAATATTGAGATCACCCTTGTTACGAGTCGGATCATCAGAAGACTTGAGACCAGACACTATGCTCTTGGCGGGTGCAAACTCGAGACCGTCGATTCGGAGTCCCGTTTCGGATCGATCTGTTGTTCGCATCGTCTTGACGTAGGACTCGCGAATGGTTGTACCAGTAACTGCACCGCCTTGTCCCTGTGCACGGGTTCCAACATCCGGGCGACGAGTCGGCAAAAAGGCAGTCTTGGCGGGGGCAAAGTGTGTGAGTTCCCCGACTTGACCCGCACGCCAACCCGTTGTGTCAGCACCTGGTGCAATACGTCCCGGCAGAGTTGTAAGCCTGTAGGCGCCAACATTATTGGGATTGACACGGTACAATTGCTGGAAACCGCCCGATGCTGGAATCTCAGGATCGAGACCGAGACCGCTACCAACATAGACCTTTTCAGCTGGTGCTAAATTGTTCATTCGAGATGAAACATACATGCGGCTCGACAAGTCGTGCGTTGGCTCCCCGTGCACATATTGAGAAAAGGCAATGTCGCCAAAGTTGGCAACTTCTTGTTTTTTATTGACTGGTTCAGCAATCATTCCGGGTTGACGAAGATGGTTAAGTAACAGATCTCGGGACTCATCATCATGTTCGTATTCCTCTGGTTCATTTGTAACTGCAGGTTTTTGTTCGGTGTCTTCTGTTTCCTGTGGCTGGGAGCCTAATTTTCGCCCAGCATAAATAATTCCGATTATTGCAGCTATAGATAACGGATCAGCCATCCTTTAGATTATACTACATTTTATTTACTGTGACAATACCTCCTTGTAAAAAGTGCATTTTGTTTGTCGGCGCGAGTACTTCCGGGGTCAAATGACATGGTTGGTGCTGGACCTATACGAGACATGTCCTGTAGAGGGAAAAGATCCCGTTCGTAGGTTCGTACAAGAACCTTGTTAAAACGTTTTGTGCTCTGAGGACGGAGTGCGTCATCAAGCATCATCAAGTCGTTTGGTGCCCCCTTTCCAGCCATGTATGGAGCTGTTCCATAATCCATCGTGCTTGCTCGGCAGCACGTGTGGAGTGAGCTGGGTTGAGGATACACCGTGATTGCATCATAAGCACATTCCGGTGGAAAGGCTATTTTGTCAATATTTAAAAGCCCCGGCTGTAACTGATACGCCATTTAATATATCACAACAAAAGAAATTAGTTGGTCATACCACTCCTCTTATTACCAGAAAAGTCAAGACCAGAAAATGCTTCAGTTTGTGCACCCCAGTAGTCGGCGTCACACTGTTTGGGATCATTGCGGCACTGAGGGCTCCACTTTTTTCCGTAACACCATTCTGCAAAAGCAGTCTGATCTTCTGGAATGGATGAGACTGGTCCTGTTATAAACTGACGAGCAAACGCCTTTCGCTGGTACTTGGCGACGGGTGATCGCGTACGCGCTGGACCAAATTTAACCGTGTTATCAAGGTACTCCTCAACCTCGGGCTTGACAGTTGGATACCAACACGCTTCGGGGCGATTCGGGTCATCTGTGTAATCCGTGAGTAATACATTGGCAAGTGGGTTGTCACTTGTTGGAGCCTGGCAATCGCTTGTTCCTGAGACCCCGTATCCAGGTTCTTTCACAGTTCCACTCTTTGAGAACAGAAAAAGAACACCAATTGCGAGAAGAGCCAAAATTATCACTCGTATATCACGTTTTAACAGATAAAGAACACAAGCAAGGTACAAGACAAATCGTGTACTGGCGTTGATACGTTCAGACGCAGATTGTTTGTCTGTAGGCCAGAATACGAGAATCTTGTCAGACCTAAAAAGTTCCGAAGGTTTATTAAACCAACTCATTTATTATAATACCAATCTAGTTTTTTTCTTGACCGAGCAGCCCAGTCATGCTCGAGAAAAGACTTGACATGCCAGACATGAGAGACTTTTCATCCATTCCACCCTCGCCATTCTGCATACTCTCGGCACACTTGGCTGCAGCGCCTTCAACCATACTGAGCATCTCCGCTGGAATATTTAAAATAGTCATTCCAAGAATGTTGAGCGTCTGGAGATACTGCCAAATTGCACTCTTGGTACCCTCGGATAGCTCATCATTCCAATACTTGCTAATCGGAAGCTCATCGAGCTCATGAAAGAATGAATCATCCTTTGCCATGATTTGATTCGAGTACTTGCCAGCAGTCTTCATGAATGTGTCAACACACTTACGAGGATTCGCCTTTCGCATAATGTCGAGGGAAGTCTGGTACTTTTTGAATGCCTTCTCCTCTGGAAAAGTCTGGATCAACTCATTGATAAACTGTGTAAGCATATCATTGAACGTTCCGACGGAAGTCATTTTATATTAATATGTAACAAAAACTTTAAGTACGGTGAAAATACGGGTTTTATACCCAAAGGCTATTAACTTTCTTTTATACCTATCACCGCACATGCAATTCTTTTTCCAGAGTTTCCAGTTGTTAGACTCAATTTATCCCCACCTTCTCCAAGATCATCGGGGTCCGCATGAATTATAAGACCTCTTCCTATTATGTTTGCAACACCATGAAGTTTAATCAATGAATCTCGAAATGAATACCTTGCAAAACCATTTTCATCAGTTTTAATATTGCCCAAATCGCCCACATGTCTCTCTGAACTTTTTGGTCCACCGTGATTCTTATTAAAGGGATTGAAGTGAGCACACATACTTTCACACCCGTCAGACATATCACCACATTTGTGAACGTGAAATCCGTGAAGTGCATTCTTTTTCAATCCACTTAAATCTAAATGCACAGTTGTCCAAACTTTGCCTTCTGTAAATGTTACAACACCTTTTACTTTTCCACTAAATACTGCTACCGCGATACTCATATAGTTACCATATTATTTTTTAAAATATAAAAATATAGCTAGACCAAAAGTTGCTATACTTGGTAAGAATAATGAAAGTGAGGGTTTAATACAAACACCAGCGTCATTAGGTTTGCAATCT